GAAGCCATTATTATCAGTTATAACTCCTGAAGATGCTGTATAAGTTACATCTGTTGAATTTGTAGGCCCAAAACTTTTATTATTAGAGCCTTCCATAACAGGAGTACTATCTAAATATACTGAAGCTGCTCCATCTACTAAGCCTTCGATCGGGCCTTCTGAAAGCATATCATATATTAATGCTGTTTGTTTTTCAGTCGAAGTTTTTTTATTTGAAGTAACATTTGAAGTAGACCCTGCCCCTGCTCCTTTTCCTTCTTTCATTGTTAATTTTATGTCTGACATTAGAATATACTCCAAGTAATTGCATCGGCGTTTTCGCCTATAGTTGTTGAATTTGCGGCACTGGTGCCTTCGCTAGAGGATGTAATAAGATATTGTGTATTTGAACCTATTGACATATCTCCTTCTAAAAAGGCAAAATTCATTGGAGACCCTCCAACTATTAATCTGCCATACAGTAAAGGTACCGGTACTCCTTGTTTTACGTTATTTACAGGGCCGTCAAAATAATAAGAATCCCCTGCTTCTGAAGGTTTTTTAGGTGTCATTAATCCCATTATACCTCGCATAGCTAAAGTACTCCCTACAAACAACATAGCAGCTACAGTTTGGCCGGCTGTCAGACCAAGTACCCCTGCCGTGGGAGGGAAAAAGAGTGCTGCAACTATAAGAGCTACTCCTATAATAACTTTTAATCTATCTTTAAAGCCTCCTGCACCTGCAGGTATAGGAGTAATTATTAAGTCTTCTTCTCCCAGCTCGGTACTTAAGTTAGTGTAATCTAATAATTCTTTCCCTTTTTGCACATGGAACATAATTCCTTTTTCTGTACAATCTACTAAGTATTTGGTTAACTTATTATTTCTTTGAACATCTATACCGTGCATAGCTTCCTGTACAGTGGCTGCATTTAATTTCCAATGTTCTCCAAAGAGTTTTCCCATTTTTCCTTTTAAGTAAATATTTCTTGTCATTTTGGCTCCAGTAAATAGTGGCTTTTTTGTGGATAACTTACTATAAAGTAAGGAATATCCATTGCGTTACAATTATCAATATCATAATCACTTGGTCCGCAAATTTCTTGGTCATAGTGACTATGGACTACATATAAAATATTTGAAGTCATCATATATTGTGTGTATAGATTTGCGTCAATTTCAAAAGTATTTTCATTTTTTGAAATGTTTTCACACAAAATCCATTTTTCTTTGTTATTTTGTTCTATTATAAGTCCACACATTTCCCTTGGGGCAGAATCTGCGGCTGCTTTATAGAACTCGTTTAAAAATTTATCTAAAGTTTTTGGCACCTGGAAATCCTCCAAATGGTAGTATTACTCTAGTATCTGTATCTGTTCTTCCTGTGCTAGAAGTAGAGGAAAGAGTTATTGGATTAAATCCAAATCTTTTTTTACACCCTGTTAAAGACTTACTACATATATCAGCTATAGCCCAATATTTACTGCCTATAAAAGGAAATTGACCTAAACTTGTTTTCTTTGCTTTGAATAATCTAACTTTTCCATCAATAGTAGCAGTAATATAGTCATTATATTTATCATTAGTATAACTATAATAAGTAGTAGTATTACTATAAACGCTAAACACTCTTAATCTATCAAAAGAAGCATTAGAATCTGAAGGAGTGCCTGGGCTACTGGATTGAGCTATTGCTTGCCAGTAGTTAGTTAGAGTTGTATTATGTGCACTTGTATCTACTAATCCTGTTACAGTGATTCTCTGTAACGCAGTACTTGAAGTAATATTAGTAGTATTTTTATAGTAAGAGTCTTTAGAAACTCCCCCACTTGAATAAGTAGAAAAAGAAGTTGTGCTAGGGATAATATATTCATCGTCTTCATTGGCATATACAGTATATTCAGTATTACCATTTTCTCCTGCCTGTACTCCATACGCTACTTTATATTTTGATTCCGTATGCCAAGTACACCCACCACATTTTTTACCTTCTGCTAAATCTTGACTTGCTCCTTGGTAAATCCAAGGGCATCCGCCTGCTACTATTTGTCGTGCAGGGATTTTGATTCCTTCTAAGTCAGAAGCAAGTGAAAGTTCAAACTGTACTGTGCTTTTATTCTTATTTGCAACTCTGTCTATAAAAAATACATCTTTTGGAAACTCGGGAGGATTATTTGAATTATAACTACCAGGAACTTTCGTATATTTTTCCAGTGTTGTTCTTCTAGTCACTTTGCAACCTAGTAGAGCATTATAATCTGCTCCGGCCGCGGCAGAAAACACTGATTCAATATTTGCAAAAGCAAGAGTTGGTCTTGGATTCTGCCCTCCAGACTCAAAGCCTTCGGCGTGTACGGGTATAGCTGTATATACTTGGTCATTTGTACCATCTGATTTAAATGTTACGGTACTCCCAACATTTTCCCCTGAATGAAAGTATATTTTAGAACTTGCTGTAAGTTCTATTTCAAATAATATAACTAAAGCGGAGTTAGGGGTTTGTTTCTGTAAATCTTCTATTAATGTACTCATGCTTCATATACTCTTAAAAGTGTTGCACTAGCAGTATAGAAATCGTCATAGTCCCAAGTCTGCGACCAATTTTCACAGACAACTTTTATAGTAGTTTCTGTATTTCCATTTTCACTGCCGTTAGTATCAGGTATTGTCCAGTTAAAAGCAGTTACTCCATTTTTTGAAGTAAAAAATGCAATAATATCATCAATTTCTGCTTTAGGTCTAGTATTAAATGATACGTTAAACTTTGAGCTTAGAGCATTTATTCCATTTGCTACTCTTTGTTCGTACCCATCCCCGAATGTTGTTTTAAAAATAATAGGAGTATCATCGCGTGAAAAACCTTTATCAGGTACTGCTCTTGTACTCCCGTCTAATAATATAAATCCTGTTGCCATTATTTTCCGCTTAGTAGCCCTCCATATCTTTGTTGTTTTGCTATTTCTGTCTGAACTGCTGCCTGTATACCTTTTCCTAAAGCACTTGCTTTTTCTGCATCCATACTAGAACTTCCGTCTGAATTAACTGTTACATTTACCACTGAATTTGTTACTGCTCCGTCTTTTACTTCTACCGGTATTTTCTCTCCACTAGGTATTGGTATTACAGCTTCTCTTCCATGAAGTATTGCTCCATATCCTGAAGTAGAGCCGTTTGCAATTCCACCTGCTGAATATCCTTTTACTCTTTGTCCTGCTTCAAATACTCCGCCTTTTCTTGCAAAAGGATTAACACTGTTTATTAGTAACTGTGATGTATTTGCTACAACTGCCGTAGTATTTGCTACTATAACTCCACCTAAACTAGCCATTGCTCCTTGAGTTGTTGTTTCTAGAGTTGTTGAAATTGCTAATTTAGCTAGTAAATCTCCTAGAAGATTTGAAACAAGACTTTGAATCATACTCTGTAGTATTGCTTCTGCAACTCCTAAAGCTACTTCTTTGGCTGCATCTGATGCTTTCATATCACCTTTTGCTACTTTCATTAAACCTGTTGTCATACCACCTTCTAAAGCTTTGCCTCCAGCGGCAGCGGCTTCATCTATTGCTCTTTGTGTTTCGGTTCTAGAATCTATTTTCTTTTGAAGCTCTAAATGTTGTTTTGCTACATTAAAATGGTCAATTGCTATCTGGTCTTGTAAAGATGATCTGTTGTCTTTCATTGATTCTGTACCAAATTTGGATAACAGCCCATTAAGACCTTGTGTATAATCCTCCTGAGCCTTCTTAGGGTTCCTCCTTCTGTCTATTACTCCCTTTGTCCTAGAAGACATTTGACTGAAAAAAGGATTATCTGCATATAGTTTATCTGTCATTAATTTTCTTAAAGCAGCTGTGTACTCCTTAACTTGATTCACTTCTTCGCCAAATTTTGCTAAGTTATTTCTTTTTTGTTGTTCTTCTGTAAGTAATTTTTGAACTCTTAATTGTTCATTTGATAAATCCAAAGCTAATTGTGCTATTCGTACATTCTCAACAGCATCAGCTATAGCATCTGCATTTGCTGAGTCTTTTAAAGCATCTAAAGCAGCTTCTGCTATTTTCAATTTTTTTACGTCATCCATTACTTTTATTCTTTTAGTCTCATTTTTTAGTAATAGTTCGCTCTGATTAGCCTCAAAACTTCTAGTAACCTTTGCAGCTTCCATTGCTAGATTTTGCTTTTGTTTTGCATTTACAATATTAGTTTCACGAATTAGTATATTTGCTAAATCACTTGCTAGTTTATTTACTTTTTTATCTTGTGCATCTAAAGACGCTTCTTTTTCTTTGTCTATTATACCTTTTTCCTGGTTCATCTCCAGCACTTTTCTCTGTGCAGCTAAAGAATCTTGCATCTCTCTTACTGAGCTTCTCATGGCTTGGCCAAATCTTCCTTTTCCTCCCATTTTTGATAGATTTTTATCGTAAGTCTTCTGTACTTCGCTAGCAAGAGAAACTTTACTAGCTAAACTACCATATTGAGCTTCTATTTGTTGTATGTCATTTATTTGATCTATGCTTAACTCCTTTCCGCTATTAACTATTGTTTGGTATTCTAATAACTTTTCTTTTGCATTAACAAATTGTTCTGTTTGTCCAACAGCTGCAGTATTAAAAGTAAAGTCTGAAGACATTAATTCTGCCATGCCTCCTAAAGAGGCTGCTAAACCTGTTTGAGCTTTACCCTGTTCTCCTGCAAATTGTGTTTCACTTTTTATCATTGGTTTATTTCTATAGTAACCTTTATTTTGCCCTTCTACGTTCTTTTTCTCCATTTCTGCTTCCGGGTCAAAAGCTGTCATATATTTGGCTGCTTGAGCACTTAAAGCTCCACTAGAAAGAGCTTTGGCTGTTTGCATATTCATTTCAGTGTTATACATCATAACTCTTTTTGCTACTAACTTATTTACCTCTGCTTCCCCTTTTTTGGTACGTTCTAATCTTTCTACTTCTTTTGTTCTTAATGCTATCATTCTATCAAGTTCTTGGGAAATTTTTATATTTGTTTCTGCTACGTCTTCCATCATCTCTTTTCTTGCAATAGCTAACTTAGCTTCCTTTGACTCTGTATCTTTAAGCATATTTATAACGCCCATAACTGCAGAACCTATCATAGTTATTATACCTATAATACCTGCGGCTTTTAAAGCCATATTCATACCTTTTGCAGCATTTTTAGATGCGGTAACCATCATTAACTGAGTTTTTTTATAGAAAATTTCTGTTTTTTTATATTTTGATCTTTTACTTAGCTCTGATTTAGTAGTTTCTATGTTTTGCTTACCTGTAGATGCTTTATGCGCCAAATCCATTTTATCAAGGGAGTTTTTAAAGTCTATTTGTTCTTGTTTTGTCATCTTTTTCCAGATTCCAGACTTAGCTTTCCATGTTCTTCTATATGCTGCGACCTGGCCTTGGCTTAAATTACCTGATTTATCTTTGTTCAAACCTTTGACTCCCAAACCTTTTAATTTTCCTTTCGTATATGTTGCGCCTTCTGCACCTAGTTTCTTTTCTCCTCCTGAA